TGACCCAAGAACTCCCGCGCATGCTATCTTTTGGCACGGTTCACCTGTGGACGTACCCGAGGAGATACAGAATCAGAACGATAATCAGCACCGTTCCGAGACCGAACCCAGGACCGAACCCCGGCCGGTAACGATTCCCTCCGTACCAACCGAAGCCGCCAAACAGGAAGATGAGGATAAGGATCAGAAGCAGCATGTCATCCGCCTACGCGCAGCGGCAGCACGTACCAGAGCAACAGCACGACGATGATCACAACGGTTGCCACCACCGGCCAGAAGTACCGATTCGGCGGGGTTGTCGGAGGATTCGGAATCAGGTAGTGCGAGAGTAGATAGAGCACCAGGGCTATGATGCTCAACAAGATCAAACTGACAGGTATCGGTGACATTGACAGCCTCCGTTCACATCATAGCCCGAAACCGCAAGGCTGGATGTTCAGTTTTGTACTACCGCCTTGTGGCCTTCGCCGCCGAGACCAGTTTCGTGAGGCCCGCGGCCCGCGTCTTCGCGTTCTCAATGCGCTCCAGTTCTGAGCCCTCGAAGTGGTACTCACCCTTCACAGAAGCCACCGCCTTTGCGCCAGGAGCCGCAGTAGACATGTACTTCTGTCCGTACTGATCCAGGATGGAGGCCAAATCTGTAGCCACCAGATTGATAGCCGAGACGATGAAGGAAGGAAGGCCCGCCATCTGTTGTTGGAGTTGGGCGTCTTGCTGCACTATTCCCGACAGCGCCGCCGTGATTTGCGCCGCGACAGAAGCCGCCGACCCGCCCATCTCGATAATCGCAGAAACCTTGCCGAGCGCCGTTGACGCCAGTTGCAGGTAATCGAGCAAGGCCGTCATCGTCGCGGGAGGAATCGAGGCCCCGGCCACAATAGGCAAGGCCACTTCAGCCGCCGTGATAGCGACTTCCACCGAGTTGATGATTTGGTTGGAACTGCAAGCCAGGAACGCCAGGCAAAAAGCGAGTACGAAAGCGAAAGCAATCTTGGTCTTCATGCCTTGGAGGGTAACGCCAAACGTCAGGAAACGCAAGGGTTCAAGGCAGAGTACCAGCCACCAGGCCAGCGCCAGCGGCGTAGTTGTACTGGATCGAGGCATCGGGCATCAACCAGAACTGCCAGACTATTGAGTCCGATTGGGTGCATGTGGGGCGCTTGGTGGGATCGACATTGGGAGTGGACGCCGCGCACTGACCACTGCTAACCAGCACGCCGCCAGGGGTAATAGTGTCGATGGCATTCGCGACCAGGACCCAGCCGGCCGGCCCAGCCGGATAGAGGTAGCAGTACGTTTGAACCTGAAAAGGAGGCCGGCGAATGGCCGCGCAGTACAACCCGCCAAACTGAACCGTTACGGGAGTCTGCCCGCAGGCTGCTAGAACGCAGCCTGCGAACAGGATCAATAGTCGCCGCAACAAAGGAGTCCTACGTACGACGGGCCTGCGGATTCTGGGGAGGCGCGGGAACCGGAGGCGTGTCCTGATCTTCCGGCGTGCCCGCAACAATCGAAATCGTCGCTGCTTGCCCGCCCGTAACGGTGAAGTCCAGGGTTCCGGTAAGAGGCGTCACGCCGCTTCCCAAATCTGCATCGGCCGTCACAACCACCCGGCAAGAGCCCGGCGCCACAGCGGAGGCTACAGCAGAAAGGCCGTCGTCAGCCGGAACCACCGTGATAACGGTTTCATCGGACGAAGCCCACACGGGCGCCCCGTCCACAGGAGCCGGCTTGCCTTTCTTATCCACCGGCTGAATTGTCAAAGATACCTTCTGATCGTCCCGTAAAGTCATTTTCGTTACCTCGTTCAAAATTGTGCCATCTTCCAGATAGGCAGTGAACACCAACCCCACCGCTGGCCCAGGAACCAAAATCTCAACGATTTGCGCCAGTTGCGCCTCAATCGCGTCCTGTCCGTTCACAAGCGACTGAATACCCGCCTGAATTGCAGCGTACCGGGAGTCCAGCTTGAAACTGAGGCTCATAATCGCCTGCCAGATGCGGAAGAGAAGGGAAATCATGCAACCTGATTGTAGCAGAGGAGTCAAGCCCGTTCTGAGCTATTTTGAATGCCGGGAGCGCCTAAGGCGTGCCACTTCTTTGAAACCGTTCGGTTCGTTCTCGGAATGACCGTTTGCCCCGGCCCGAAACGCGAATCTGAGACGAACCCCCGAGCGCACGCCGAACCCCATTCAGAGAACGGCCAGATGCCCGTGGAAGGGTCGATATGCTTATCAGGACGGTTTGGATCGACTTTCACAGGCCCCACACCCGTTTAATTGCTTCGTAGATGCCCGCAAGCCGCCTGCGTTCGGTCTGAACGAACAGGGCCATTCTGGAGTCAGGGACGTGCTTTGCAAGCTCCCGAGTCCAGTAGGCGTGATTCTCTTTCGCGTCCTTCAGGGCTGTTGCAGAGTCCGCAAGGTGGTTGACGAAAAAGCCGTCTTGGAACGAGCTACGCGCCCACATTGACGTTGACCGCCCATATCATCCCAGCCGGGACCGTAAACCCCGTTCCAAACCGCTCTTTCACAACCTTTTCGACTGCGGGCCAGTCTTTGTTCCGAAAATCGTGCCCGCAAATCAGTTTTTTCGCCTTCGGGAGCCAGAGATCGAGGTCTTGCCGCACCGCGGGCTCCAGGTGGTCACCATCCACGAAAATCATGTCTACGTCGGGCAGCATGGGCGCCGCCTCTTGGCTTGTCATCGGAAGCATTCGGAGATTCACCGGCCATGGTTGCCCCATCTTGCTCACCCGAGACTGAATATTCCGCACGAACAGCGCCAGGTTGTTGGCCCGGTTGCTCATGATGTCAAACCATGGGTCCACGGCATAGACGATGCCAGGACAGCCTTGATGGAGGGCGAAAGTTGACCGGCCCTGGTAGCAGCCGATCTCAACAATGGAGTACATGCCGCGGGCGGTATCGTGCAACCATCGCAGTTCGTTTTCTTCCATGAAGCCGGGGATAGAGAGATCGTAGGGGAGGGGATTCATGCGTTCGATCCAATAAGGGGCTGGTCGCGTTCTGCCATCAACGCCAACCCGACTCGGTTGCGCGCCCCCGTCTTCTTGAAAATTCGGTGCATCATCTGTTTGACGGTACCATCGCTAAGGTGCAGATTTGAAGCGATTTCCGCATTGGTCCTAGCGTCATGGAGCAGCGCTACTATCTGCTTTTCGCGTCGGGTTAGTGGATCTCCCTGTTTGAGTTCACTCGCCTTGGCCGGGACCTTGCGGCAAGTTTCGCATACCACTTCCCGTTCCCAACGCAGAAAGTCTTTTCCACACCGGATACAGTTGCGCCAATCCTCGTTGGTTGGCAGAGGCTTGGAACTGCTCATGCATTCACCGCCCACACCGCCAGCCCCAAGGCTCCCAGGCCCAAAGCTAGCCAAGCAGTACCCGAGAAGCCGCCTTCAGGAGTCGTCAAGTCGAAGCCAAACGACGGCGAAACGTCCGCTTGAAGCGTCGGAACAGGCGCGGGGCTGAACAGGTTTCCAATCGAAGCCAGGATCGAATCGGCGTAGGAGGTCGCCGCGGAGGACACCGTGCCGGCCGAGACGTGGGACGGCCCCCCGTTGTAGGCTTCGAGAGCCAAATTCCAATCCCCGAACTCCGCGTAAAGTTGGGAGAGGTAGGACAGCCCCGCCTGCGTGTTCGCTTCAGGGTCATACAGGTTCGTAATGCCCCACTGAGCCGCCGTGGAGGGTTTCACTTGGAACAGACCGATCTCGCCGGCAGACCCAACGGCGTTCGGGTTCATCCCGCTTTCTTTTTGCGCCACCGCCAAAGCCAAGGAAACCGGTACCCCGTAGTTGGGCGCCATGGAGGTAATGAGGTCCGCTGGGGAAGTGGAAGCGCCGAGACCGCGAGACAAATACATTACAGCGCCTCTTCCCAATCCGGCATTTCTACGGTCTGGCCCGCGAGACAGTGAAAACAATCCCGCTGAAACGCGATTTTGCCATCCGTCACAACCGAATGGCAACGCCGCTTCGGATCGTCTTTATTGCAGAGCAGAGACGGAGAAAACGTAGGCTTCTCAAATGAGCCCAAGAACTGCCAACGCGGGCGCTTATCCGCTACGGCATCGCCACCGACCAAAAAGGCGTGATCGTACCCACAGCCGGGGCAATGGAAGGCGTACAAATGCGCTCCCTCCGACGGGTGATCGGCGCAGTAATCATAGATACGAGGCTTCATAAGGTCTCCGCTGGGGAAGTGAAAGCGCCGAGACCGCGAGAGAGGTACATCAATCTCTTCCCATATTCTGCCACGGATAACCGGCCTCAATCCGCGCCTTCGCAAAGAGCCAATCGCTCCACTCTTCAAACGGATTCACAGTGAGCCAGGGCCAATAGTTCAGATTGAAGCGCCGTTCCGCCATTCAGACAACCTCCAGCCCTTTATCGGAGCTTTGCCCCATCTGGGCCCGGACCCACCGCGGGAGGATGATGCAGCCCCTTGACGCGCAGCCGGGAGCTTCGATTGATTCACCGTGAATCAGAAAGCCCGATCGACCAAACGTATTGGTTCCTCCAAACGGGGTTAGCGGCAGAACAAAAGGCCCATGCAGAGGCGTCGAGTCGATGATATCGCCAATCTCCCAAGACCCGACAGGGATCGGCCCTATGTTTGCCAGGGCTTGCGCGCCGTGGTTGTTTTTGCCATATCCGAACCCCGAGTACCCCACCGCGACCAAGGCCCCATCGTGGCTCAGTTGCCCGTTTGTTTGGTTATAGAGCCACATTACTGCTGAAACCTCGTTTCCGGCTTCAAACCGCGCGAAGCGACTCTTGTCATGTACGCCTCAGTGCAAGCCCTTTGCGAGAGAGGCTTAAGGTCTTTCAGCGCGTTGTGGTACATCCACTCCAATTGCTCAGAATCGAACGTGTTTAGAAACCGATTGACTTCCGCCCCGAGTTTCCGGCCGCGTTGTTCAAGCGTCTGCTTCATACCTGCCCCCGATTGTACTCCCGTTTCAAAATCAAGGATACGCCGGCCCGAGAGCGCCCTGTCTCTTTTGCAATGCGCCGGATGCTCAGACCGGACGCCTTCAGGCCGCAAACGCGATCCTCCATGTCCGGGTTGCGGCGCCGGCCAAAGACTTGACCGCGCGCCCGCGCCTTAGAGATCCCGAGGTTTACCCGCTCCACGATTATTTCCCGCTCGAACTCCGCGAACGCGGCCAGCATGTGAAAGAACAACTTGCCGCTGGGCGTTGTGGTGTCGATGGCCTGAGTTATTGAAATGAAGTCGATTCCCAGGGCTGAGAACTCCCCGAGAGCATCCACCAGGGCCTTGAAGCTCCGGTTAAACCGATCCAGTTTCCAGACCAGCACGGCATCGAACCGGCGCGCGTGGGCGTCCTTCATAAGCTTTTTGAAGCCGGGAGCCGCAGACGCCTTTCGTTTCTCGGAGCCGGAAGCCGTGTCGCTGTACCACTCGTAGACCGTGAACCCGCGGCGCCCGCAGTACGCCTCAAGCTCCGAGATTTGGGCTTCGTTGTTTTGCTCAGGAGTGCTCACGCGAGCATAGAGAGCGACTTTCACGAGGCAGCCTCCAGGCTTTCGACTCGCAAACGTTCCAAGTCTTTGTCGAACCGCACTGAAAGAATATGCTTTTCAAAAACAGCCCGATCCATTTTTGGGTTCATACCCTCCAGAATTTTGCGGGCCGCTTCAACGTCGGGAGCTTGTAATTCGATGTGCCCATCTATACGGATCGAAACCCGAGCCTTGAACTTCACGCTTCCCGGCCCGTCAGATAGTCGCAGTCCTCACAGCCCAAGCACGGGAGGCCGCCGCCGCACTCACAACGGCAGGAGTCGCCGCCGCAGCCCTTGCACTGGAGCGTCCCGAGGCCGCCGCAGGACTCCGGCCACTCGCATATGCAATCGTCTTCGTCCATGGCGGCCATTCTAGCGAAAGTTTCTGACAGGGGAAAGGTCCAGGAGTACTCCAACAGAAAACAAAGGGGTTAAGGCCCGAGTTTCGGTACTTTTTCGGACCACGTTTCTGGCAGGGGGTTAAACAAGCTGGAAACGGCCGCCAAAACCCTAGAACGCCATCTTGACGGGCTTCGACACAGGCGCAGGCGTCAGAGTATCGCACTGGGGAAGTTTCACCCGCTTGACGCCCTTCAAGACGACGATGCCGCCGAAGATGCCGGCAGGAGGAGCAAGGAACCAAAGCCCAGTAGGAAGGCCAGCAACCGGATTGAGCGCTGCAACGCTTGTCAGGAGCGAACCCCCGCCCACGGGTTCAATGAACATCGCTTGCCCGTTGAAGTTGAACCCAGGGGGAGCGGGATCGGTCAGGTAGTCGAAAAGCGTTGACGCCGACCAAGGCCCAAGCGGCGCCCCGGTTTGGCAGACGCGAATTTGATTCCGAATTTGGATCAAGTCCGTGGTCTGAATGAAGCAAACAAAGATATCGGAGCCGTCGAATCCGGCCATTCCATAACTGTTGGGAACGAAGACGCCGTAAGAAGCGGGATCGATTCCAGGAGGCCCTACTGCCGTCCAGACGGGAGCCGCCAACGGCGTACCGGCAAAGACGCTCATGTACTGAGAACCCGGAGGCAGAAAGCGTGTTACCGGCCACACAATGGAGTTGCCGGCGATAGTCGGCGCCCCTGCGTTCTGAATATCAACCGGCGTCACGCCTTGACCGGGGAAGTCGAAGAATGGCCCCAGGGCGTTACTCGGTAAAACCTGTTGATAGAAGGTCCGCGCATCCCAGCCTATAGGATCTTCCAGGAAGCTCCCGATTGTAAAAAACACATGAAGTCGGTCGCTTGAATCCATCACAGCCGGATATCCGATAGTGCCGACCCCAACCGACACGCCGACTGGAAACAGCGGCAGCGATTGAACATTCGTTGCTAAATCGACAATCGGAGACCAGAGTCCTGCGCTGAAAACCTGAAAACCGAAAAACGGCGAAGGCAACGGACCAGGATCGGGGTACTGAGAAACTAAAACCAAGTCGCCCGTTGACCGCCGATAAATTCCAGACAATCCAAGAGGCGTAGGAGCGCCGGCAATCCCGAACGGAAGGCCCCAGGTTCCAGTTGCCAGGTCGAAGTTTTGCAGAAAAACAGGAGTCCCCGGCAAAGGCTCCGGCAGGATTGCAAACGTGATTGTATTCGCCCCGTCGAAAACCCCGCACCGATAGTTAGCGACCAGAAACGGCTCATTGGCCGTATCGAGAGCCGTCCACGTCTTTCCCGCGTCCGAGGACTTCCAAACTCGCGTCGAAGATTCCCCGAGAATGTTAGTCAGGTCCGTGTAACTCCCGCACCTGTAAAGGTTCGTGCCCCTCTTGAATACGCCCGGATCGTTCAGGAAGGGCTGCATTCCGAAAATAACGATATTCGGTCCTGCCAGCGGATCGATTTGGATGGGGAAGTAGGCCATGGCGCTAGAGTAAGTTTTTCAAGTCCACCTGAAGGACAGACCCCGCAGGGCACACAAGCTCAGGTTCCAGCGGGACCGCGGCGCCCGTCCGCGTGTAAGAGCTTGATCGGACGAAGCCCGGTAGCGGACTCAGCAGCACCCCGTAGGCATCGCGAAACCGCACGCCCAGGCCCCCGAGACTCGGATCGATAAACTCGATTGACCGGACCCGGTACTCCGCGTCAGGCTCCAAGGGTAAGACCACGTTCAGAAGCGTATCGCCCGGGAAAAGCGGTACGTTCATTGCCGGCGTGTTCGCAGGGCTGAAGACGTACTCGAAATCAACGTCCTCCCAGCCGGGAGGAGGAGGTTCAAAGACGAACTGAGGCCGGTAGCTCATGAGTTGTAGAGCCAGAGACCGACGCCCGCCGCCGCCAGGACCAGCAACCAAGGAAAGCCACCGGCAGCAGCCGCGGGCGCCACCACAACCACCCCAGGGACCGCGGGCGCAGGAGCCGGGATTGCCGCCACAGGAGTTGCCACCGGCGCGACGTAGTTTGCCGCTTCCGCGACCATCGAGGCCAAAAGCGCCTGATACTGAGCGTCCGAGATCGGTTCATCCGGCGTCCCGCCGACGACGGTATGGAACCCAGGAGGACAGAAGAAAGCCCCCGACGTGGGCACATTGCAATGGGGATTCTGAACGCATTTCGCGTTAATGAAATCGAGCCCCGGCCCGCAAGGGTTATACCCGCCCGTGATTTGCCCGAGTCCGCGTGAGAGGTACATTGCTTCCCCTTCAGAATGGCTTGATCGAAACGGAAACTTCCTGATAGGCCCCGGCCTTCGTGTCCCAAACCTCAAACCCCATGTGACCGCTTGCCGACACTGAAACGACCTTTTCAGCGTCGAACGTCTCAAGGCATTGAGTAATCGTTTCGAAAATCCGCCGTACCGTCTCGCGTTCGCCCGCATCGGCCAAACCGGCAGGCGCTTCAGCAAGAGGATAAGAGAACTGCCGTCCAAGTTCCGCCTTCACATCGGCGGGCTTCCCACTTGTGTTTACGCTCCAAGACATCTTTCTTTGCCCTCCTTCAGAATGGCACAGAATCGCGCGATCGCGCCCTTTTGTACTTCCCCATCTGAGCCGCGAACCGAGACCGCGCCGACGCCGGCGTAGCGCGAATCATCGCCACAGCGTCGGAGGTTTTCATGGTCGAGCCGGCCCGGAGACCTTGATTCCGGTACGAGTACTCGTGCGGGATGATAGCCCCTACCGCTTGCGCCCACTCCCCGACGTTTGTTGCTCCACCCGAGGCTGAAGGATTGAACTGAGCCGTTCTCCGTCCCATTCCCGACCGCTTCAGGGCGTTAGCGTGCAGGGCGTTGCAGCTTCGACAGGTCCAATGCAAATTCTCATCGGAATTATGCGTTTCGTGCCCGTCAAGATGCCCAACCATGAGCTTTTTAGATGTTCCACAGAAAACGCAAAGCTTTTTACCCGCTGGAGGTCGCTTGTTCGCACGATACCGGAGCGCCCGATCCGTGATGTTCTGAACCGACCGGCGCGGGAAGTTGACCACCACCACAGGCATAGGCTACCGCCCGCGCGGAGGCTCACCGATAAAACGGTCAATCTCACGTTTCAGGGCTTCGAGTGAACTGCTTTCAAACAGGTTCTCACCACGCGAATAGGCCGCCCACATACCTGTACGCTTCAGCTTCTTGATGGTCAGGCCGCGGTATCGAATACTTTCCGGATTCCGCCGCCTCCGTTTCGCCGTTTGCGCCTTCCGTCTCGGATTCGCCCGTTTCGCCCTTCGGACCCGTACCGTCACTTTGCCATTCTTCCGGGTGATCTTGACGGCTGTAGCCGGTATCCAGCCCTTCGGAGGGTTGCGCCTTGGATTCTTGGTGCTTTGGACTGTGCGGTAATCGGAACGGCTCCGGCCCCACTGCATAACAGCTTTGTGCTTCGCTTCTGTGGGGCTTGTGGCTTGAACACTGCCAACCCAACCACGGCCACCCGTTGTGAAAAAGATATCGTACCACTTGAGCGTCTTTGGCTTCGCCATCTTTCACCTCACGCCGGCCACGTAAACCCGGAGAACACCGAAATACAGTAGTTCCCGTTCCCCGTCGAGACGTTCTGGATCGTCGTCACCTTCGAGCGCAACTGGGTCTCCGGTTTCAGGATGAACGGCTTGGGAAACAACCACGGCGCCGCGATGCCGCCGAGCGAACCATTCGGACCCACAAACCCGCCCAATGGAATCGGAACCTGAAAGAGCCCCGGTAAAGGATTCGCCATCAACGCAATGATACCCACAGGTGAATCTTGATCGACCGTCCAGAACATATCGCCCGAGCCCGGAACGAACCCGGCTCCGTTGTAAATCTGAACGATGCTACACAAAGCGAACTGAAGGCCAGCCGGGACGTCGTAGCGAAGGACTTCGGTTTCGAAGCCGCCAGCGGACAGGTACGCAGGCGTCAGGACCGAGCCGACCCGGAAGACAGGTTGCGCGGACTCGGGAGGGAAGGCCCAAGCATACGGCCACATATCCCGCCGCCGCTGCTCTTGATCGATCGAATGAATCGCCTTGACCGCCTCCGGGCCAGTTACCACGCGATTTGGGCTTAGTTGCATTCGACTACCTCCAGAGCGCCGATAACGACTTCGATCCGTTGCCGGTCAGTGGTGTTCTGAATCTGAGCCCGAAACCGGCCCGAGCCAACGACGGGGTACGGACTGTTCAGCAGGTTCCAGAAGCACCCCATCTGAGTCACGTAGGCGTCAAGCACCGTGGGATGGTAGTTTGCCAGCAGGACCGAGGGTATCGGTTCATCCCAAAACTTATGCCCGGTCGAAAGGTCTTCGAGCTGGAACGTGAATTGACCAGGCACGCCCGTTACCGGATTCGCCGGGATGAGAAAGCCGAAAAGCAGATCGCCGGGAGGGACTTCAAGGCCGAACTCCAGATAGGCCCCAGTCCCGAAAATCTCGTTCTGAGGGTCCGGTACCCGGTAGAATTTCGGCTGATAGCAAGGCTCATAGGCCAGCGGCGCGAGTTGCGCCAGGACCAGAGGATCGTAAGCCCCCCAGGTTTCACGGATGAGAGGGTCGAGCGAGAGAGGACCAATCATTATAGAAGCGCCTCCGGCCGCGAGATGACATTTTCGGGAAGATAGGCCGCCGCCTCAGCGCACCACTCCGCATGAGGATACCGAGAGCCGAATACGCACCCCTCACAGCACGCCGCCGTGTTCACGTCGCGGAAGTCGCCGCCCCACAGCCGAGCGGCCGCCCGCCCGTGGAGGAAGTCGTCTTTGCCGGGATCGTATTCGCCCACTCGAATGCTCATGCTGGAAACACCTTCGCGCCCCCAAATGTCAAGGGGTAATCGAGCGGAGCCGCCCCTACCGCCGCATCGTCCCGGTACACGTCAAACCAAATCTTGTGGTTCTTTGGAATGTAAATCTCAGGGACGATGAGACCAGGAGCCGAAGCCCCAGGACCGACCGCGGAAACAAACGCGGCGCCCACCGGAAAAACCGGGGGCAGCAGCGGCCGGCCAAACAATATGGAGGCCGGTACCGGAGCGTTCGAGTACGGCTTCCATAGTTCGTCCTTCAGGACAATCGAAACATTCTGGATCTCAAGCGAAAGGAAAAGCCCCGCTTGCCCGAAGCGAAAAACAAAATCCGAATCGTTCTCCGGCGCGAAAGGCTGATTGAGGCGCGGAGGATCGGACACCGCCAGGTTAGGAACCAACAGCGGATAGAGGAAGGGCAGGGGAGGCCGCGCCTGCTTCTCGGGGTACGTCTCGGGAAAGCTCCCGAGCGGATAGAATTTCACGCCCCGGAAGAAGAGTTGAAAGCCTGTGACCGGGTTCGGCCCGTCGTTCCGAACGTCGATACTGATGATTCCGGATCGCGGATAGCGCACCGGAGGAAAAACAGGCCGCGGGTTGCCGTATTGCCCGAAGTACGGCCCCAGAAGCATGTTAAGAGGTACAAAGTCCTCTTGCCGATAGTCCTCATTCGGACCCGACCAGCGGGCCGAAATGAACTGGAGGCCGTCTTGCGTGATATTCACCACGTCGTAATCTATCCGCGCCGCCATGCTCCGCAGTTCAAAGGGATAATCCGCGTCGAGCTGGAACCGCAGCCCCGCCACGGTTTCGCCGGGTTGCAGAGCTAACGGAGGCGGCCCGCCGACAGTCGGAAAGAACGCCGGGAAAACGAAATCTTGATGCCGCTCTTGAAATTCAGTTTTTGCAGTCGGCATAGCGTTTCACTCCGAACAGAGAGACCGACAAAAGCGCCGCGTTCGCGGGCGTCCCGAGCACGTTCAAAATGTTCAACAGAAACACTCCCCCAGGGGGGCATTCAATCTCCGGTTCGATAGGGACGATAGAAACCGCAAATGCGCCCGTAACAAAGGACAGCAGCACCCCTCCGAGATAGCCCTGATTCAATCTCACGGGATCTCGTGAAAGGAACTTTCCCCCAGGCTCCCGAAACTGATACCCAAAGCTGAAAGTCGGATCGTCCACAATGATTTTGAGGCCGCGAAGCAGGAAAATGGCGTCAGGCTCCAACTGCAAAACAATATCCCGAAGCTCCACGTTTCCAGCCACCAGGCCAAACGCCGGAGTATTGATCGAGTTGTACGTGTGGACAAAATCTTCGTCATGAAAACCGGAAGGAGCCGGAGCGAAAGCATACTGAGGCCGGAACATTCCAGTATGGCTATCCTCCGGGATCACGTTGCGCGAGTAGCCCGCTTGCCACTGGAACGGCATCGCGGATTGAACCTCCGCGGCCGTCAGAGGCGCGCCGGAGGATGCCTTCAAAAATGCGGCGTTCGTTTGCGGATTGGCGAGAGCCTGAAGAATCTGTATCCCCGCGGGTTGAGGGACCGGAAGCGGACCATGAGCGTAGTTGTCGCCGGGAAACAGATCCCCAAGGCCCTTCATGCAGCCCGCCTTTTCACGCCGTTGGCGAAAACCTGAATGTTCACGTTACCCGTGCCGGCGAAGTCCACAAGCTCAAAGTCCACGATGATGGACTCCCCACTCCTGATGATCCAGTCTTTCGGCAGAGGTACGCCGTTGAGGATGTTCGTCAGGATGTAATCGTCCGTCAAGGCATAGCCCGAGGAGCCCCGGACGTTTGCCATGCAGACGCCAGAGGCCCCGGCGTCGGGAAAGACCTTAAACCAGAGATTGCGAACCTCAAACTCGATGCCGTTCTCGATTTGCAGGATCGCCGTCTGCCGCTTTTCCGTCAGAGCGCCCACGTCAATGGGGTACACCTTCGAGGCGTAGACCCAGGGC